ACCCGGAACCCTGCTGAAACCAGCACCGCCGAAGGCATACGAAGTTCGGGGCAACTCGAGCGGACAGCGCCGGCACAGCCGAACAAATAATACGATCTGTTTTACCATTAATCCCCTTTTGATTAAGAATTTAAACCATGGAAGAAGAGAAATCTAATTCCGACGATTTCGACACTGAAAGCCAGTCCGGTACGCTCAATGCGTCTGATTCTACTGATGCTTCCGGCCCAAAGAAACCTCGCAAGGTGTGTAAGAATGTAGGCATGAATATGTCTAAGATCTGCACCGAGCAATTTCTGAAGGAATATGGCTTTCATCCAATTTTAAAAGTCTCCCAGACCATGCATCAACACCCCCACTCCGCTTGGCAACGTTCCCACCTGGAACAGCTTGCGTTCAAGGCCGCCTCCGCGGCTCGAGTTAGCGAATGTTGTATTGCAGACGTTGGGTCAGGAGCACGCGTTGTCCGGCTCGGCAAGCATTTCGTGCATTGTATGTGTCCACATATCATGCAAGGTGATCTCAACCGAATGAGTGAGGCGAAGAGGATCAAGGCCAAAATGTGCACACACCGATTACAGGAGTGTGATTGTGGTCCTTTTGAAGCCCTCGTTTTCGTCCATTCGGCCTATTACTTCACCACCGAAGAGCTTGTTCATGCCATTTCTCAAACCGCAAGTAAGACAGCATATGTCGTTGGTCATGTGTTTGAAGAAGCCTATGGGTCTCTCAACTACAACGAGGCATCATATGAGGTTGGACTTTTGGGAGATCGCCCGGTTGTCACTATGAAGGTGGTCGGCAACGCATTTTCGTATGTCCATCCCCCATTACCCTGGGATGGGGACCAAACTCCGTACCACAGTCCTTACACTGTGGACGTTGAGACATTGAACGTGATGGGTGACTCACGTCTCTGGCGGCTGTCTCTTCGAGAGACACTGCCCCCTGTTGTTGTAACTGACAATTGGGAACAAATGGTCGTAGATCGTAGGCATTCGGGCCCGATCTGCGTTCCCGGCAATGATGCAGTAACCATGCAATCACTTGCCAAAAATGTGATGGTTGAAGTCCCCGTGGATAGGGTATACGGATGGGGACCTCTTTTGTTCGCTTCCACCAGCAGTGGTAACGTCGTATTGCCGAAAGGCGCTCTGGGAACGGCGCAAGCAAAGATTGCTTATCGCCCCAGGGATGCAGCGACGTTTGCTGACGTGGTTCATTCAATGCGTTCATCACTATCATCGTCAAGGATGCCCGAAAACATGCGTGTTAGAGCGTTGACCATTGGGTCCGCTCTGGCATTTCAACTTAACGTGCAAAACGAGACCGACCTTTTGAATACACTCACTGGTCGTTTCTCCTGGGTTTGGCGCGTTCATTCCAAATTGACGTCTTTGACCCCTCTTCGCATCTGGGGGTTGACGCAATTGATTTTGGTGTCAATCTTAGGATTGTTGGTGGTGGGCTTAATTTATTTTGAAGCCCCTTACCACCGGCACATCGTTGGGTTGGGAGCATTTGTTGTTTGGTTGGTCATTACCATCCTCATTACTACTGCTATGTGTTGTGCGCGGTTACAGCAACTTCGCTCAGGGAGGGGATGGTCAAACACTCTCTTCCATGAAAACACTGCAAGTAATATTACAGGAGGGATTGTCCAACCTTTGCTGACCCGTTTTCCTGCGTCCAACAACTTTAAGCCCCCGGCCCCAGTCGATGAACACACCAAACTAATTCAAACAGTTGATCGTCATGAACCAATACATCCTTCGCAACAAGCAATGGGTCTCATTGCCTCTGGTGCGGTGCTTGCTCAATCAGTACCGACAGTACCTGCAAGCAACGTGGATTCTGAGTTGTCCGCTTTAACTCATCGAGTCCTAACGCCCCCTACCACTGTGGAACTTACTCCTTATAAGAAGTTTCTCGATTTTAAGTCACGCCCTGGGGGGAGGCGGTTACTTAAGATCAAAATTAAAGATAACGCAGGCTCTTTTGAGAGATGGGTTAATCAGAAGAAGTTTTCTTCTGCACAAAAAGAGTTGTTTCGCAAGTTGTATGCGGAGAACCAAGATAAACCACCGAGTACCTTGAGCAATCATCAGTACGCGTCATTCGTGAAGATCGAGAAGTCAAAAGTCACCACTGTTGACGGAGACCGACCGATCAAACCACGTCTGATCCAGGGTCCAAGCGACATTGTCAAATGTATGTGCGGGCCTGCAGTAGCATCCATTTATGGAGAGGTGCTACGTGCCTGGGATGGTTTACGATGTAGACTCTTTTATGCATCCGGAAAAACGCCGGCTGAAGTCGGTTCCGTGATTGATAAATTCGTTTACGAAAAGTGCGGTGGCTGGGATAATGTCGTTGCCATAGTAGAAGATGCTGCCGTCTTCGACGCAAGCTGCCAAAACGAGTTGTTGGTGCCTGTTCGGGATTTGTATATCCAGATGGGCATGTCACCAACGACGTATGCTTGGCTTAAACAAGCTTCCGAGACTCGAGGCATCACTCGGCATGGTGTTATTTACAAACCAAGTGCAAAAACGGTGTTGGTTGTAGACCCCCTTACTGGGGTCCCAACCCGTCATAAAGACGTTCCGAGACAGGAGATAAACTCGGGACAAATGGATACGAACTTGGTCGGGACGTTGATCAACGGTTTGGCGCATGAATCTGGTCTACCTGATATGGATTATCTCTGCATGGTGGCCGGGGATGATGCGTTGACGTTGATCCGGAAAGACCAGTTCGATCCAGGCATTGTACCTGCTTTAAATGCCCATATGAAGGGGCTGGGTTTGACGTATGTTGGGATAACTACGTCGAACCGCTTTGACATGGAGTTCTGTTCGAGATTACTCTGGGAGGGGGTTGGCCCAGATGGCGTGGCTCAAACTGTACTGGGCGCTAAACCTGGGCGTTGTTTGAGTCGTGCCGGTTGGACTGTCAACACACCTGGTGAAGTGGATATCAAGAGTGCCATCATTGGCCAATCGTTAGATAACCACCATGTACCTTTGCTCGGAGTTTACTTTGACCGACTAGAACTGATTTTAAGACCCAAATCTATAAAAGCCAAGGGCAAGGAGTACTCAAATTTCCTACACCTGACACAAAAGTACGAATCTACCGCTTTAAACACCAGCATGCTGTATGCTCGGTATGGTTTAAGTGAGTATCACGTTCAAGAGTTTGAACGTATGGTCTCGCGGTTTGAGGAGTTACCTCTAGTGTATGGGTTGGATTGGGTACCCAAGATGACGCAACGGGACGAGGACTGAGGTCCTTCGTCCTTTTCTCTAGGCGTTCGACAATTACCATTTAAACTAAGTATAATTGTTCCCTTTACTAAATATCCAGCCATAAATATGCCTAATTTCAAGCTTATTGGACCAATTCAAGCCGGTCCTACCCGTAGCAAACCAAAGAAGAAGAAGCGATCAAGAAGAGCTAAGAAGGCTAAGTCCTCTGCTCAACTAACTGTTCTTCGTGATTTGGGTCCTGCACAATTCACTCGTCGTTTCAAACTGCAAAACACTTCATCTTCAAAAGATATGCTGTTGCGCATGTGTAACCCATTTCATCCCGCGGCAAAAGGTTGCCGCTGCCCGGATGGTTATGGTATGCCAACTTTAGCATTTCAGCTTCGCAGTTTCTCAATCATGAGCATTCCTGGCTCCGGTGCCGGTCTTACGGCTGGTAACACCGTCCAGGCATTTTCACCATGTTGGCCTTATAATACTTCTCAAGTTGCATCTTTTGCAGGTGGGTCGTATACTTGGGGACTGACGTGGGGGACTTTGTCTCCTAATGCTACTCTGACTAAGATCATCGTTACCGATGATGGGACTTATCGTTTAAATTGTGGTGGTATGATCATTCGCAGCGTACAAAGCGCAGCGGGCACAACCCCTGCTCAAGGCACGATCATTATTTCGAAAATGAACGCACGCCCCACAGCAAACTCGAACTACGTATCTGGAAACACCTATGGGTCTGATGTCATGGTCGTTCCTTTAACCGCGGGTTTAGAAGTAGTTGTACTATTTCGACCTGTCGGTATGGGCGTTACTATGTTTCAAGCACAATCTAACTCCACTGGCCCAACCACCACCTCTCCTGATTTCCCTTGGGACTGTGTAATAGTGGAAGTCCTCGGCGCCAGTGCAGCTCTAGGAGCACCCGTACTTTCCATTGAGTATGTCTGTAACTATGAATTAGTTGTTAATTCACCCGATATCTCATTATCTGAGTTTGCCACAGAGGGGCCCTCACTCAACCACTTCGTCATGGATAATATGTCTGCCGTCTATCGTAAGATGGGGGGCATTTTCCAAGGTGGAGTAACTGCGTTTGCTAAAACGGCTTCGAATGCCGTCGCGAACGTCGTTGCAGCTCGCTTGGGCGGGTCAGCTGGATTGGGTTTGAAGGGAGCTCTTCTTGACTCAATAAGAGAAGTCGATTAACTGTTTAGCCGCCTACTGGTAGAAATCCAGCTAAAACCAACTCGGGTCACAATAGAG